CCGCATTAGCGGGATAGGGGTTGCCGCTAGATTGAATTTGCGTTGTGCCGCCAAATATTCTTTGTGTGTCATCAGGGTTTTGAAACGCTGAATACCAAATCTCGGCATATTGAACAATGCCTGATGCTGGTGTTGTCACATAAACACTGATGTAAGGGTTGGCTGCCAATGCGCCATCAGTGGTAATGTACGGAGCTAGGATGTTTCCAAAGAATAGTGGTGCACCAATACCTGTGTTGTCCGATGGGGTGAATTGCGTAATGTTTACATCGTCATAGACTTCGGGGTTGAATTCGGTCATCAACAGTTTGACAATAATTGCGCCATCATCCGTAAATGTCTGCGTAACCCTGTTAAGTCTAAATAGCTTGGCAACCCAACCGTAGTTGGCATTGGTGACCGTAACAATGTCACCAGCTTCTAATTGGATTCCAACAAAGTTTATGTCCACAACAATGGACAAATCTTCCCTTGCTGACTTCAACAAACGGTTGGCGATGTACTGCGCTTGCACCGAGTTATTGACCAATGGCAAACTTAAAGAAACCTTGTTTACAGGCTCATTAGGGTAAAGCAATGTTGGGTCAATAATCGCAAGGTCAAAGTTGGCAGCGTTAAAAGCGTCTTGGTTTGAGTTGTCGGGGAATTTGCATTCAACAAAGTTATAGCTTGACGCAATATCTACGGGGCTTACCGTAATAGAAGAAATCATATTGCTATCGTTAATGTCCATAGCAACTGTATATGTTGGCTTTTGAACAATAACACCCCATTTGGCGGTGATTTCGTTATATTTAATTAGGCAATCGCAACAAGTAGACATATCCTGCAAATTAGCCATGATTGTGCTGCCAGTATTCACAATGCCGTTGAATTTGAATCTAGGCTGTTGTGTAATGCCGCCTTCAAAGTCTACATAGGTAAAGTTCTCATTACTGTAGACATTTAACGCCGCTAAAGTATCCATGTCTATTTGAGACGCTGGCAGAGCTGCGCCGTATCGCTCGTTAATCATGTAATCGTAGAAACAATCGCCAGCGGAGTTGCGGCTATTGGTTACTTGAAATTTAGTGCGCTCAAGCCCACGCACGTTGGCGGTTTGGCTATAGGTAAGCTCAATAATGGCAAATGCGCAATTGGACATTAGATTGCTGTTTGACCAAGTAGAAATCAAACCAGCACTATTCATTAAGCTAATTGCAGATTGTCCTGAATTTGCAGGGCTGTTTGAACCGTTGCTATACAGGTAAATGTTTATTTTTCCAGCAATGCTTGTGTCCACAATGCCGTTAGAATCGTCTACAAGCTGCGCCACTCGATACGGTGTGCCACCATCAAAGACAACCCGCTTGCCACCATAATAGATTGTTCCAAAAGTAATGGCATCGGGTGTTTGCCCTTGGTTTGTGCTTGTGACTTCGCATAAAGCAATGACATAGTAAAGTTTTTGATTGTCGCTAGTAATGCTCAAGTCAGTAATTATGCCGCCAAGCCATGCCGTGCCGTATACAAGAGGGATTTTGTTATCTGTGGCTGGTGGCACAAGCTGCCGATTGCCGGGGCTTGGTGATGCGCCAGCCGCACCGGACGTGCCTGATGTGCCCCCGCCGCCCCCACCGCCACTCCCGCTATTGCTGCCGCCAACGTCTGCTGTTCCTGAAAAATCTATAGACGGTACGCTTGGTGCTAATACTTTTGAAATAATAGCGGACACCGCAATGTTAATTGCAAATCCAACAGCAAATGTCGCAGCACCTACCCCAGCAAAAGTCGCTCCAGCAAATATTGCTGTTGCAATGGTCATTCCAATTGCGTAAGCATCAACGGCGTAGCCTAAAGCTGCAAACAAAAATATGAGTTTTAACATCATTGAATCCAGTTTTCGTCTAACTTGCTAAACCCAAATTTATCGTATTTCAAATCAGGGCTTGTGACCATTTTGGCTATGGAAAATAACTTAATTCTGCCGCTTTCTTTAAGTTTCTTTCCGTAATCAACATAGGATTTTAATAACCTATAGCCTATTGTCGTGTTTCTGTATTCAGGTTTTACATACCAAGCTAACTCATACATTTGCAGGGTCTTGTCACACCACGCTGTATGCGTAATAAGTGCCATGATTAGCCCTTTACCGTCTTCAATGTAAATAATGCCCATCCCTGCCAAAATGCTGTCTAAGAGCCGATTCCAGTACGGCTCGTTATCTATCTCTTGGAATTGCTCTATTTTACTTTCAGCCCTAAATAATTTCATCATCTCAATTATTTGGGCTTTGTCGTGTTTTGTTGCCTCTCGAATCATGAGTCCGCAGAAGCCCCCTTACCAAACAAATAGTTAATAGTTGAAATAAACGCCACCCTATCCATCGAGGTGTCGCCGTTGCTAAAGAATTGCCAAGAATTGTCGTTGGTATATCTACCCGCTACTCGGTTTCTTAAGATAAGTTGAATAGAGGAAGCTGCCACGGTAACCACACCAACGAAGCTGCGGATTTCTTCTAGCCATGTTTCGCTAATAGTGAATGAGTTTATGTACCCATTAAAAAATTGATACAACCCGCCATTATTAAGCGGCAATGTCCAAGGAATTACAGCACCACTATTGTTTAGCCATGGAATTATTGTGCTGGCGTTGTTTATCCAGTCTACATTGCTAGTGGTAATCAACTCGCCATTGGTGTTAAAAAAGCCGTGCCAAGCCTCGATTTGCGAGCCTTTAATGTTCTGCCCTAAAACCCAGCCAAGCACCGCCGTATCAATGCCGATAAGCGTAAAGGTAGTCTCGTTAGCAGTGGATTTAATGTCTTGCTGGGCGTCACCTACTCTAATTAAGCTGCCCAACGCATCAAACGGTTCGGAGTCAATTTCAGGGATTGTCAAAGCGGATGGGGCAGTAGAGAACCGATAGGTAGCCGTTGGGGTGGTTACACGCACAAAGTCCGCATAACGGATGTTGTTTGTATTCTCTACTGGCTCAATGACATTTGACATACTAATACCCTTTCATTTGCTCATCCATGCCCGCACACAACCAAAAGAAAAATCCAATGATTGCTACGGGTATTAAAAGTAACCACCACATTATGTAGTGGACTTAGATGTAGTCGGAGCTGGTTCGGCAACGGGAGCTTCAGCAACTGGAGCTTCAACTACTGGCTCAGGTGCAACCCAAGGCAACGGTGTAGGTTGTGGGGTAGGGATTTGTGCTTGTGCAATTAGCGCATCTACTTCAGCTTCCATTGCTGCTACACGGTCAACACCCAGTGCGTCTTGCGTCCATTGGATAGCTTCGGCTTGAGTAATGTCAGCGTAAGGGATGAAGTTTGATGCGTCAGCGGGGAGTAGGTTAACCGAGTAAGTGACCGATTGACCGTCTTCCGAGATGGTGAAGTTGCTCATTACTGCCGTTTCTGGCTCTGGCGTGTTCATGGTCGAGAGCGAATTGATTGTCCATACTTTCATAGTTGCACCTGTGGGATTGGAGTGACGGGGGCTTGCGTAATTGCAGCCGCATCCGATTGTTGCTTAATCTTTTGCATTAACAAAAATGCACCTGATTTCGATGGAAGCTCGCCCAGAACTTGCTGAATGAAGTTAATTTCTTCGGGGGCGAGGCTAAGGGGGATTTCGTTCAATTTAATGCTCCTGTGATTAACCAACTAAAAGTCTACGAGTTGTGCCGCCAGCGTCTTTGATTGTAATGTATCCGGCTTGGGCAACAACACCTGCGGTGTATGTACCAAATGACAATACGCCTGTGCCTTTTGTTGTGAGCGTTAAATCAATGTTGGTGTCTGATCCCTCTGCCGTTATAGATGGTGATGCGGTTGTGATTGCCCCTCGTACATTTAGGTAATTTACTGAGCTAGAAACAGGCGTTCCTCGTAAAGATTCTGCGCCGGGGTTGCCGCCAATTGATGTTGTTCCAACAAATACGTTAGCAGCCGTACCAGCAGCAAAAAAGTTAAAACGCCCTGTACCAGTAGCTATGTTGGAGTGAAATCCGTAGTTGTTGGTTGCGCCTGTGAGGTTAGAAGATACTTCAAAACCGTATTGATTAGTAATTGTAGAACCCGCTCCAACCGTTCCTCCTTGGGCATTAAAATGTGCCAAGCTACCTAAAGTAAATGCCGCCGCTGCAGTTGATGGTACGCTTACATACATCTTTGCTTGGTTAGTTACGTCACTTTGAATAGTGCCAAGATTATAAAAATTCCATGCCACAGTACTACCTGTAATAGTCCTTGCCATCTGAAAAGTAGTTCCCGCTGTAGGCGAACCACTAATACCTACAGTACCAGAACTTGTAATCCGCATACGCTCTGAGCCAGCGGTGCTGAAGCCAATCGTGTTGGTAGTAGGGCGATAAAACCCCGTATCGCCATCAACTCCCGGCTGAATGGATGGTTCGGCGGCAGACCCATCAGGTGATCTAATAAACCCAACACTTGTGATAATGTTACCTGCACCCTGATAAGCACCGTTTACGTCTAGCTTTGCAACAGGCGAACTCGTACCAATACCTACGTTACCTTCAAAGTAATTATTAGCCGTACCCGCAGCGTAGAAGTTCCAACGTCCTGTGCCGGATGCTATGTTGCCGTAGAAGCCGTAGTTGTTGGTTGCGCCTGTGAGAGTGCTTTCCGCAGAGTATCCATACTGATTTGTAACAACAGAGCTTGCGCCAAAAGTTCCTTGATCAGCAGAGTAATGTTTTAAAGCGGAAAGCGTAAACGCTGTCGCTTGAGTTTTGGCTGCCGTAGTAAATAACCGAGCCGTACCCGTGACATCAGATTGAATAGTGCCTTCAGAAGACACGGCATAGACCTGCGTTGATCCGGTGTTGTTCTTTGTAACAACCAAATTTGATCCTGCATACGGCGTACCACCAATCCCCACTCGCCCTGCATTATCAATCCTCATCCGCTCAGTCGGACTACTCGCACCATCAGCCGTGGTAGAGAACACCAAGCGTCCGGGCATATCGTTTGTGCCGGGTGTGCCGTCTACTTCAGCCTCAACAGATGCCGCTAAGATAAATGATGATCCATCTGATCCGTAATAATAATTAATCCCAAGAGTGTCGCCGTCTGCGACCACAGCGTGCGTGCCAATTACTCCGCCACGGCTTTTTGCGTATGTAACGGCACTTGCGCCTGTGGTTGTTGCCCAATTAAATCCCGCATACCCAAGGGCGGAAGTAGTCGCAGCCGCTCCGTGCAATTGTAAAGGTGGGATAGAAGTGCCGCCGCTCATCACGCCATATGCTTGCGTAGTACCTTGTATTACTCGACCAGCAGGATTGATAACAAACGGACTAGCATCAGGATTAGCACTATCCTCAACCAACAGAGCGTTACCTGTGCCAATCTGAGTAATCCGCAGACCATCAGACGTACTATTAGCCGCAATTACAGTCGCACCATCATCAGCAATGGTAACGGCTGAGTTTTGAATAATCTTGCCCGTTGTGCCATCGTACCGAGCTACAGCGTTATCCGTAGCGGAGGCAGGACCGTACACATCACCCGATGCAGCGCTAGACCAAGATAATACGCCGTTGCCATCAGTTACCAACGCTTGTCCGTTTGTGCCATCGTCAACTGGGAATGTAAGCGTGTAGCTTGTTCCTATTGTGGCTGGTGCTTGCAATGCAACATACTGACCGCCAGCGGCATCTTGTAGGCGCAAATCGCCTTGTCCGGTAATGTCTACTTGTGTAGAGACAACCGTGTTTGATGTAGTTGTGCCAGCAACAGTGATGTTTGTGCCTGATACCGTGATAGCAGTCGTGAAATAGGTGAAGTTTGCATCTAGTTCTGAGAGCGGAATCGGTGACGTTGATAGCTGGAAGGTATATGGCACTGGCATAATAAATATCCTTTACAAAACCGATTCAAAAGCAACGAAGTTACCCGACCATTGTATGAAAGAGTCATTGGTCATGGGTATTAGTGTGTATGTTGGGTAGTCCCGCAAAATGACAGGGAAAGTGATGCCTGTGTAGTTTGCGCCGCCTAGTGCTACCGTTGTGCCGTATTCGCCAAACACACCAGCTACAGGAGCGGTCAAGGTCGTAATAAGGTTTCTATGTACGGGAATGGTAACGGTTGCACCTACGCCCCGTAGCACGTCCTCTGTGGCAATGTAGGCGTACCGCCCAACTTGGCAGAAATCTCCAGCTCGCACAATGTATTGCGCCGAACCTATAGAGGGCAATGAACCTAATACTAAAGACTTTGCCGCCGAGGATGTTTGCCAAAGCGTTGCGCTAATTTGCGCTGAATTCATATCGCCTTGGTACTTAATGTAATTGCTCCAACCCGTGCTGCCAAAGTTCAAGTATTGCTCTAATGATTTATCAGGAATTCTAAGCGAACTTAGTAATGCACGGTTGCGGGTGTAAAGCAAATAGTTCATTGGCTTCATGTCAAAACCAAAAGGCACAACGGTCATTATCTCGCTGGTGCTTATTCTTTGGTTGCGGCTAATGACCTGACCAACAAATCGGTGGTCGTTAATGCCTACGGATTCACTAATGGATAAAATTGTATTAAGGCTCATGTTTATCTACTCGTAGGCATTGAACGGCTTGCGGATTGGTTTAAAGCGTAGATGTTCATTTTATTCTTTGCTAAAAATTGTAATCCGCTTTGAGTGTCAATTGCTTGCATATTTTGAATAACCGGACCATTGTAAGTAATTCCACCGCCACCCATTGCATCGCTCAAGCTGTTGTTTGGAATCACCGTGCCGGAGCGACCGGGAATAAACAGTTCCGGACCACGTTCACCGACTATATATGGTGTGTTTGCTGTAGCAGCACCTCCGTCAGCCAAAAACCCGCCAATGTCTGCATTTCCAAATGCACTGCCAGTTCCAAACCCGCCACCAATCCCGCCACTAATTGCGCCCGTAATAGTTCCAACACCCATGCGGAATAATTGCATGGCTTGCATTTTTAATTCAATTTTGATTAAGTCTTTAATAATGCTTGTGGCAAAATCTTTAAACGAAAACTTGCCGCTTTCTACAAAATTATCAATCGCTGTGGACATTGCGCCAGTGACTGCTTGAAACATATCTCCAGCCATAGTTGCGTAGTTTTCCGCATCCTCGGCGTATTGTTTAAATGCTTGATTCCACCCATAGCTAAATGTGCGTTGCGCCTCAATAGCGGAGGTTTCTTGCACCCTTGCAAGCTCTGCGTATTCTTGCCCAAGTTTTTTAACGGCTTCGATTTGTTTGTCGTATTCGGCTAACACTTCCGCACTTGCGTCACGCCCCGCCGCCGCTTCACGCTTGTCGGCAATCTCTTGTAGCTTTTTACTTGTAGCGTCTAAAACCTCGTTAACGGCTTCCTGAACCTTGCGTTCGTTTTCGGTTAATCCCGCCATTTCGGTTTTTATCCGCATCATCTCTAAAGAGTGACTACGCTCACGCTCAAATTCTTCAGCTATGCGTTGAGCTTCACGCAACATGTTGGAGTTTTTTGTATCGGGTTTTGTGTAACCCGCTGGGGCTTCTGGCTTTTTTGTGTATGTTTCAACCGTTCCAAATTCATCGTAAGACACCGCCCTTGCAAGCCTTGCGTACTCAACCGATTGTTTTGTTAAGTCAGTAAAAAATGTAGCGTTTTTGTCTAGTAAGTTTTCATAAGATTTATTAGCATCGGCAAGAATATCGTTTCTTTCTTTTAGTGCTTCTTTAAAATCCTCAATGTTTTGTGCCGATGGTCTTCTTCCCATTTTTGCGGCTTCAAAAACCACGATTATGTCGGAAGCAACAACTCTAAAGCTATTTCCAATTGCGGCAATTGCTCTAGCAACAAAAATAGCAACGTCTAAAACATGAGCCAATCCAATTGCTAGGTTTTCAGCCCATTGAACGGCTTGAATGGAAACTAATTTATTTATTTCATTTCGCAATTCGTCTGACCGTACATAGGTATCAAACAATGCTTGAGTAAAATTATTAAGCGTAGGCAATAGGTTAGATACAAACTTTTGAAACAAAGTGTTTACCACAATGCCAGTTTTGGTCATGCGGTCATTAAACTCCGCTGCGCCCAATGCGGCTTCGGTGCTTGCGTTGCCAAATGAATCTAGTTCACTTCTGATTGTTTTAATTGCATCAGAACCTTGATTCAAAAACGGAATCATTTGTGCGCCAGACTTGCCAAACAATTGAACGGCTAGTGCGGTTTTGTTTAGTCCGTCTTGATATCCAGCAAACGCATCGGAGATTTGCAATAAAGCATCTTCGGAGTTTTTAAAGGTTGAGGGGTCTAGCCCCATTGACTTAAAGGCATACGCTGCGCTTTCTGAACCTGTTTGCGCCTCGCTGATTGATCTTGTTAGCTTAACAATTGAGCTAGATAAATCCTCAATGTTCATGCCTTCAATTTTGGCGGCTTTGCCTAAAGACGAAAGGCTCTCAACCGTGATGCCAAGCATTTGTGAAACTTCATCTAGCCTGTCTAGTTCATCAATGCTTTTCTTTATAAATACGGATAATCCGGTAGCGGCTACCGTTGCCGCTAACCCTATGCGTGGCAATGCTCGCTCTAGCTTTTCTATGCTTTGCATAGCGGCTTTCATGCCCGCTTGAAATTCAGCGGTGTTAAGCCCTAAAACTACGCCTAGTCTTGCAATGTTTGCCATGCTTATGCACCCTTAAACAAATGCGTTGGTGCGTTGGGACTCATTAACGCAAACGCTAAAAGATTTTGACTTGCTTGCTCCTTCTTGTCTTGTTCTGTTAATGGCGGGTACAAATAATCATAAGCATTTGGGATTATGTCTTTTAGTTTAAAACCCGTTTTCCCTTTGGGCAACATTTTATTAAATTGCCCTGCGGTTAGCGTTCCTAAAACTTCAAGCAATCCAAGGTTGCCAATAATTCCGGCATGATACATAACAGCAATGTCGGAAAAGGTTTCTTCATCTACGGTGGATGGGTCAGTACCGTGAGCGATTAAATACGCTTTAACTTGCCTACGGACTGACCTTACTACTTTCCCTTAGTTGTATTGTAATTCGGGCTTACGGTTTCTCCAATCAATTCCATCAATTGAATTTGAATGGCAAACGGGAAAAGCTCATCAATCATTTCGTAAGTAAGCGTAGACATATCAAAGCCGATTTCTTCCGGCACTAATAGTCTCATCATTTCGGTAATTCGAGCATGAATCAATGCTTTGCTTTTGGCTGCTTCACGCAATGATCGACCTTCAATAATTACATCATTTTCGGTGATTTGTATACTATCGCTTGGCTCGACAATGTCTTTGGAAAGGTCTTGATAATACTTTTCTACCAATTCGTTATTAGGTGTTTTTAACCTATCAAACATTGCGTCCGATTCTGATGTCAACGGCACACGGACTTTGAATGTATGCCCATTAAATTCAAATGAGCGAATTCGTAATACGTCTTTATTAAATTTGTTACCTAATGCTTGTGAAAAATTGGTCATGCTTTTATCCTTTTTTTGGCTTGTCTTGCTTTGTATTTTTCCAACGCTTGAGCAAGGCTTGCGCCTAAATTGTTGGTAATTGTATGGGCATTGCTTTCTAATGCGGGTCTTAAATATGGTTGTGCGGGAGTTTTGGCAGACCCAAATTCCATGACGGTAGCTCGTGCATCGCTTGTGATTCCCGTTTGTTTTTCGCCCGTGCGTTGATTGGTAAACTTCATTTTAGCCAACTTTTTTCCCGGGGCTGTTGTAATTAAAGCAATAGCAACATCTCCTTCCAAAACATAACGGCTACTTTTATCTTTATTGCGTGGTTTTCTAGCTTCAATTTGCAAGGATTTTCTTAATGCTCCGGTATCTACAGGAGCGCGACTTTGTGCGGAAAGTAATGCGCTACGCATAGACGCTCTAGCTGCATTAACCATAATATTTTTAGCGTCTTTTTCGCCAAAATCGTTTTGGATTTCTTTTGCTAATTCCGCAAACTCTCTGAACCCTTCAAACTGGACGCTAAACTTGGTTGCCATTTCCATCACCCTTGATTATCTTGTGATAGATGCTGTTGTTTAGGCTAATCACATAATCGGTGATTTCGTCTGGGGTCATTTTGTCCGCATGGTTGGCAGCAATCTCATGTGCAAGATTGATGCCAGTTATGCGTTGCTGCGTAAACCCAAACCAATTTTTGACCCCTGAATTGGCTTGTGTTAGCAGATAATTTAATAATTCATTGTTGTTTTGTATTGTCGTGGTCATATTATTTTTTAGCTGGTGGTGGGGTGTAGGGGTTGTATTTTGCTAGGCAGCTTAAACAAACCGCTTCTACGCTGTCGGGGTCGGCTGCTTTTAATGCAGCGGCTACTTCCGCAGCGTCTACAACACATCCCTGCGCTACGATATCGAGCGATTGGTATGTTGTAGACAATGCCTCAATTGCGTCTTTTAAGGTCATGTGTTGTTGCTCCAGCCGTATTGGTTGCCACGGGGATGGATTGTAAACACCGCTTTAGCTTCCGCACCGGGTTGAGCGTCAATCTGGAATTGAGAAACCCGACCGTTGAATGCGTAGGCAATAGTATTTGCGCCATCAACTGCGGCAATAACAAAAGTGCGGTCAATTACACCACTGTAAGCATCACCACGGATCAACAACAAACCAGCATCGCTTGGATTCCACGGAGCGGTAATCGTAAGACTTGTTGGTGCGGACTGGGTTGGGATTTTGTCCGATTGGCGAACGCCAGCCAAGCTGAAGTTAGCCATTGCGTCATCTTGCCCAAATGCAGGAACAGCTTCTACGTTCAGTGCAACACCCGCTGCGCCTGTGCCGTTTGCAACTGTGCCAACAATGGTAGCAACTTGCGCTGTCCAGACCGAAAGGTTAGCAGTAGTCAATGCGGTAGGCGTAGCACCGGATTGCATCCATAGCGATGCTGCAAAGCCGGGCAATACTTTTGATGGAATAGCCATAATTACACCTTATGCGTTGTTAGACCAACCGTACTGGTTGCCCCTTGGGTGGATAGTAAATACAGCCTTGGCTTCTGCGCCCGGCTGTGCGTCAATTTGGAATTGCGAGACACGTCCGTTAAATGCGTAATAGACAATGTTGGCGCCATCGGTAGCACTAATGACGAATGTGCGGTCTACCGTGCCGCTATATGCGTCACCACGGATGATAAGCAATTGAGCGTCTGACGGATTCCAAGGTGCTGTAATGGTCAAACTTGTAGGGGCTGACTGCGTAGGGATTTTGTCTGACTGTCGGCTACCAGCTACGCTGAAGTTTGCCATTGCATCGTCTTGTCCAAACGCTGGCACGGCTTCCACATTCACTAGATTGCCTGACACTGCAATGGGAGCAACGCTGGCAACCAAAGAAAGTTGAGCCGTGGTCAATGGCGTGGGCGATGCGGACGGTTGTGCATATAGGGCTGCGCTGAATCCGGGTAAGACTTTATTTGGGAGAGCCATGTTTATTCCTTAATAAAATTAAATGAGTTCTGTCTTATGTTGGAATGTCCAAGGTGCAATCCAAAATCACTTGCTGCAACCCTATTTCGTTATCGTATGTATTGTAAAGCCAATCAACATCGGCTTTAGATATATAAAACCCGTTTACACCGCCGAATTGACCACTATAGCCATGCAGCGATTGTAATATCGTATTGCTCAAATTCATAGCGTCTTCAAATGACTGAGCAAAGATTGAAATCTGAAATATAGGGCGGTCAATGCCCTTGTTGTTTTGGTTTGTCCCTGTGTATACAGGCTGGTGGACATTACGCAAATTCCAAGTTAAAAATTTGGGCTGCGTGGCAAAGTTTCTATTGAAATTGGCATAGACAGGCACGGGCGTAACAATACTAGCCAATTGAAATTGGATTGCTTTTGCATAATTGGCTGGGTTGTTTTGGCTCATACTGGTGTCACCGGATCGTTGCGGTAGCACATGAATGTAATGCTCATGCGGTCATCGGACTCGTAACAATCAATAATGCGCCAATCGTAACCACGCCAAGTAAGCGAAAACAAATTTTGCTGGTCAACGATTTGTTTCATATTTGGCGTGTACTGAAACGTCAACCCCACCAAGTCCGCATAAACACGGTAACGCTCGGCTATGCGTACATTGTTATGCACATCTTTAACCCGCCCACGGGTTGTAAACCATTGCGTGATAGTAGTGGTTTGCTCACCGTACAGGTTAATCCCGTTGGTGACGTTGTTTATAACCACATTCTCAAAACGGGCGATAGCCATTTACAGCACCAGCGGCTTGTAGGGGCGCAACAAGGTTGCCACACCAAAAGGAATGTCGTGCAAAATGCCAGCCGTTGTGTTGCTGCGGTTGTTATAAATGTGCGTGAGCAACATTAGCCCAGCTTGCTTAATGACAGGATAATTAGCAATTGCGTTTGCGCCACAAGTGTAAGTCACAACGATTGGGTTTGTGTTGTAGTTGTTAATTGATTCTGGCAAGCCAGTCACCACAACTTTATTGCCCGTAGGATCATAAAAATATGTGCTGTTATTAAGCGCAACTAAAACGGGCGGAGTTGCGCCGTTGTAGTATTCCACGGAAACAATAGTGACCGTAGAGGATACCGCTGGCAAGTCTAGGCTAATCTCAGTGCCACCCATGCCGTTAAAAGTGCCGTAGTACACTTTATAAGTAATGGGGAATATGGACATACCAAGGTAATCCTCAATAGCCATACGGGTCGCTAATTCAACGCTGCTTAAATAAGTATTTTGGCTTGAATCTTCAAACAAATTTAATTGCTGTTGGATTTCGGCAAGCGTAAGCCATGCGGACGCAATGTTGCGGCTAACCTGTTCAACTTTTTCGTAGTTGAACGGGTTGCGGGAAGTGCCTAGATACGGATTTCCTGACAAGCTATCCACGGGCATAATCTATCCTTAAACACCAACCAAGCGCACACCAGCAAATACGTCACGGATTGTTGAGCAAACACGCTTTTCGGCAAACAGGTAAATAAAACCCGGTGATGTTTGGTCAAAACGCTTAATGCTCATCATCTCGTTGTCTGCGATAGTGAAGAAATTGCTCCACTCAGCAAGGTAAACAGGATATTTGCCAACGCCGCTAATGTCCATGTATGGGTTAGGAATTACACGGTGTCCAAAGATATAAAGCACTGCACCACCGTCTTCGCTACCAACTTCGATAAAATGGTTTGCGCTGCCGGACTGTTTAAGTTTTCGCAATGCACCAATAGTTGTTGGGTGCATCATCCATGCGGTAGTTTCTTTGTATAAAAACTGTGAAGGCAATGCAGCTTGCAAGTTTGCCAAATCATCATAAGCAACCGCTTGGTGCGCTGCTTGCTCAACTTGCAACATTGTATGCAAGCCGTTGGTAATTGCAGAGCCACTAGTGCCAAAAGATGCAGCACTGGTTGAGCCAGCGTAGCTGTTAAGCCCACGCAAACCGCTAGTAGCACCGTAGTTGACTGTGGTGCTGCCAGCTTGATCGTTGTTAAACATCATTGACAACGCTTCTTGCTGCGAGAATTCAAGCATCAAATCGTTGACAATCGCTTCTTCTAAAGCGTTAACATCCGACAACACGGCTGTACGGACAGGCACTCCAGCGTTTAGCGAGCGCACTGGAAGTTGCCAAAATGATGTGGCAATGTTTGGCGAGCCTGTGTTGTTGTTGACTGGATAGCCCCAAGGGTTGTTGGATGCGTTTTCAATCAGCGTAGCGTTACCAGTTTTGACCACAAACGCTTGGTCTGAACCAATCGTATCAATAATTCGTGCGCCATCACGCAGCGGGTTGTGTTCACGCTTTGGGGCAAAGGCATCGTCATAAATGACTCGTCCACCAACATTCGAACCCGACCCAGTTAGTGTTGATGCTTCTTTAAGGTTAACTGTTGATTCACCTTCGATCAGGGCTTTTTTTACGGATTCAAGAATTAGGCTCATAGTCATTCCAAAAAATTAGTTAAGTAAAGAGGGGAGCTTTTACACCCCCCTCCATTTACTTAGGTTGCAGTACCAGTTGAACGGTAGCGCACGATTGCGAACGGATCAACAACCGAGGTTGCCAGACGCTTTTCACCGTAGAAAGTGATAAAGCCGGGCAGCGTTTGGTCGTAACGGCGCAGAATCATGTTCAAGCGGTCAACGATGGTAAAGCCTTTCTGCCAGTCACCAAAGTACATTGGGTAATAGCTAGTTGTGCCAGCCGAACCCGTTGTTGGTTGTGATGGGCTGTCAACATAACGGTTAACCACAACATCAAAGCCAAGCATCGAGCCAACAATACCGTCTGTGCGAGCCAGACCGTCAACATAGATTGGACGCCCTTGTGTATCTACCAAACCACGGATAGCTTGGAGCAAGATTGGGCTAACAACAAACTTAGCCGATTCTGTCCAATACTGTTGTGGCAGACTGTAGATAAAGTTGATGACGTCTTTGTATGTAATAGCGTTTGCGCCGACTGTGTTGACGTTTGAAGTCAATTGGTCGTAAGTCGCAAGGCTATGCAGACCGGACGATGAGCCAGTGCCGCTTGAGCCGAAAGCTGCGGTAGAAACCGTGCCACCAGCATAAGTTGCATTTGCGCCGCCGTATTGGTCAAGACCACGCAGACCGTTAGAGCCACCATAAGGCAAGCTGGTTGCGCCTTGATCGTTGTTTTGAATCATGGACAATGCTTCTGATTGACTAAATTCAGCCATCATGTCGCTGACCACGTTGGCTTCCAATCCATCAATGTCGTCCAGTGCTGCGGTACGGATTGGGAATTGGACATTCAAGTCTTGCAGTGTCAGTTGCCAAATGTTTGTGGCTTCTGTGGTTGCATCGCCGTTGTTTTGAATTGCATAGCCCCAAGCTGCACCAGCGTTGCCAACTTTGGCACGGAATTGGTAAGTTGCGCCATCGGTAGCGACTGCACGAGCAACGCCACGCATTGGATTCATCAAACGCAAAGGAGCAAACACGGGGTCATAAGCCGTGCGACCACCAACACCAGCACCGCCGCCTGTGAGGGCTGATGCTTCTTTCATAAACGCATCGTACTGCCCTGCGTCTTCAAATATTTTCAATTCTTTTTCGACCTTAGCACCGGATTTGTAAAAATCACGGATTTGCTCTTTTACCGAACGGTTGATGCCTTCGGAAACGGTCTTGTAAGTTTTGATGGTTGGCACGGATGAGATTGAAGATACTTTTGCCTCAAGTGCGGCAACTTTTTCTTCAAACGAAGCCTTAACTTCTTCAACAGCGGCAACGGCTGCGGATTTTGCTTCTTCAATCTTAGCAACTTGAGCGGCTTCAATTGCGTCTAGCTTTTCAGTGATTTTGTCTAACATGATAATTCCTTAAAGTCGTTTGGAGAGTGCCTTCAACAATTCTCTTTCCTCAAGGGCTTTCAGAATTGCATCAGCTTCATTGACCACCGCATCAGGCTCACCCTGCTTTGGGGCTTCCTCAATTGTCTTGGTAGCGTCACGCTGTTCCAATACTTTCTTGAGGACAGAAGATGCGGTGGTCGCATCTTTGCGGGACAGCCCTGCATCACGCAAGACTTTCTCGATGGTTCGTGGGTTTGCGTTACCGTCAGCGTCAAAGTATTCTAGTTGTTGAATATTCGCTTCGGGATTGTTTGGGTACATAACTACCGAAATCTCACGCAGCCCACCTTTCGTAATTTGGAAATAAGCGTCTTGTTCATCGTCCATTGCGTCCATGTCAAATTCTTCGCCCATTGCGTTGACATAGCGAGCTTCGTCAGCGTAAGCGCCAACGGATACACCGCCAAACATATTTGGGGATTCTTTGAGGACGGAATAAAGGTCAGAGCCAGCAACGGTATTCAAGTACAGTTTGCCGCTTGCGCTCATGCCTTCTTCGTCAAATGTGACGCTATTCCACTCGCCTACGGGCATACCCATATCGTTGTGGTTGAGAAACATTGGCATAGGTTTGCCAGAGTTTGCAAATTCGTCTGCCCATTGTGCAAAACCTTCAGGCTGGTAGTTAAATTTGCGTCCGTCTGCGCCTTCCCTTGCGCCCCATGTGGTCACACGGGCTTCAATTTTGCCGCTAGGGTTGGTGGCTTCGTCTGCGGTTTGTCCGAGCTTGACTTGCGCTTCGCAGACTAATGTAATGTTTTTCATTGATTGCCCCAAGGGTAATGGATTGGTCATTATCTTGTATTTTGGGCATAACTACTTTTTTCGGTAGTTTAGCATCAGGCTTCTTAATTTGTGAAGATAACAATGCACAAATTTTATTATCAATGCTCATTAGGTTGTTCCAATGTTCATTTTTCGCCGTTGATTGCCGCCACCGCCACCAGTATCTTGGGGTGATGTGCCTGTCATATTATCTTGTTTTTTACTGCTAATGAGTTCGTCATGCCCGTCTATTTTAGGCATATTTAGGTATTCTCTAGCTTCGTTTGCGGACATAATGCCAGCGTTTACGCCCTGCACCGCAAAGTTGATTTGATCCAACGCTGCGCCTTTGAGGAAGTCTTTTGTATCAAAGCGGACGCATAAATTGGGGTAGCCTTTGAACAAATGATAATTCAATTTCTGTTCAATATTGATAATCATCGGGTACATGGTGGCTTTGTAAAACTCGTCCATCATGGTTTGGGTGTTGTTGTATTTTTGGTCTGCAATGCCGATCATCGCTGGCGGTACACCAAACAAACCGCAAATACGCTTCATGGTTTGGTTTTTCAATTCCTGCGTTTGAGTGTCTTGCAGGGTCAGCATCTCTAACGGCTGGTATTTCATCCCTTGGTCTAACAGCATTCCCTGACCGGGCTTGCTTAGGTCGGTGCTGCGGCTGCCCGTCATGCTAGACCACGCCTCTTTTAGTCGGCTAGCAATTTCTTTGTATTTTGCATCGGGAATAACTTGCTCGGTTACAAACATACCGGACGGTTTTGCGCCGTTTTGCATAATGAAGTTGGCGTATAGGTCAATGTCTTGGTCTAGCGCAACTAATTCCGTAGCCAATATGCCCTTATTAAAACCCGCCGAACCTTGCCAAGCTGCCTCTTTAATGTGCATAACTTGGTGTGCAGATAAAGGCTCATCTTTGTTAAAACCGTAGCTCGGTGTGGATAGTGTGTATGCAGGGTAACGGGTATCGGTCAGCCGACTGGTGATAAGCGTAGCGTCTAGGTTGTACATCTCAATCGGTGTTTGCATCGAGTCTTGTTGGTCTTTGCGCCACCAAAGGGTAAAGGTTTCACCCGCCAAGTCTTGCCACATTGACCATTGATACCAGAATTCGTACTGGCTCTCAAAATGGTTTGGATTGCGTAATAAATTCAATACTTGTTTGGCTTTGGCTTTGTCTCTTGCGCCTACTTTGCTTGATTGCAAAGCATCAACAAAAGTGCCATCGTCTTGTTTGGTCATAATGCTAATTGGCAATTGAGCCAACGCACGGGCTTTAACGCCAACAGCCGCCATCACCGTACTGTTACGGGTGAGCACGGACATATCAATAACACGCCCAGCCGTAGTAACGCTGCTAGTGGTTACATATAAAAGCTGTTGGCTTACAGTTTGTCTGCCACCCTGACCTTGATATATGACGTTATTACCTAATTGGGTTTGCCCGAATAGAGTATTTGCTTCATTTTGAGCTTTCTTTTTGCTCTTAAATCTGTCAAAAATACCCATTTTTTGCCCCAATTATTTAATTAAAAACTTCTAAATCCAAACGAATTCGACACATACGGGTTATCTAAACTGCAATGTGCCGCTATGATTAGCGCAATAATACCATCAACCTTTGCGCTTTTGTCAGCTTCGTTTTTGCGGACTTTAATATTTCCGTTTACATCCTCATAAACTTCGCAGTTTCCTAGCTGCCAACCAACAAAAGGATTGCCATCATGCTTGATTTGTTGGTTTAGGACTAACTTTTCTACATACTTTGATGGATTGCTCAAGGTAGCCATGCCTTGACCAACTTTCTTAACTGGTATGCCATCATCATGAAAACGGGCAACTAAAGACGCAGCGTTGTAAGCGTCATAGCCAACCTCTTTAACATCGTACAGGCTGCATTGCTGTTTAATGTATTCGCTGATTTCCCTATCGTC